TCCCGCCGCTGGCCGACGCGGTCATGCGAGTGGCCGAGGCGCTTCAGCCGTTCATGGACGCGCTGCTCGCGGTCGTGAACTTCCTGATGCCGATCCTCGTACCGGTCATCCAGTTCATCGTCGAGCTGCTGGCCGGCGCCCTGGTCGCTGCGATCAACGGTGTGGGCCTGGTCCTCGAAGGACTCAAGGAGTACTTCGTCGGCATGTGGGAGTACGTCTCCAGTTGGTTCCAGCTCTTCTACGACCTGTTCACCGGGAACTGGAGCAAGCTCGGCGACGACCTGAAGGGAATCTGGGACGGCATCCTCGGGATGCTGAAGGGCGTCTGGGACATCATCCTCGGCGCGCTGGAGTTCTTCTTCAACGTCGGCATCCTCGGCACCGCAGGCAAGGCCCTCAAGGGCTTGGGTGCCCTGTTCAAGGCTGGCTGGAAGGCCGTCACCGACCTGTGCACGGGAGCCTTCGCGGCGATCCGTGGATACCTCGGCCTGTTCTTCACCGGGGCCAAGGGCCTGGCGCTGGACGGAATGAAGGCGATCGGGAAGTTCTTCTCGGACGGCTGGAAGTCCATCACCGGCTACGTCCGGTTGTTCTTCACGGGCGCCAAGCAGATCGTCCTCGACGGCCTGTCGTCCATGAAGCAGTTCTTCGTGGACGGCTGGAACTCGATCCGCACGACCGCAGTGTCCAAGTTCAACGCACTGGTCTCGACGGTCTCCGAGTGGATCGGCAAGGCAGTCGCCAAGGTCAAGGAGCTGCCGGGCAAGGCGAAGTCCGCACTCGGGTCGCTGGGCTCGACGCTGATCGAGGCCGGCAAGGCACTGATCAAGGGTCTGATCTCCGGCATCACCTCGATGTTCGGCGCGGTCAAGTCCAAGCTCGGTGACCTCACCAGCAAGCTGACGGACTGGAAGGGCCCGCTCCCCAAGGACAAGGTCCTTCTCTACAACGCCGGTGTCGTGATCATCAAGGGTCTGATCAAGGGCCTTGAGTCCCAGTACGACAACGTCAAGAAGTCGCTCGAAGGACTCACCTCGCTGATCGGCAAGGCGAAGCTGAGCAAGGGCCTGACGGCCAAGCTGAAGGGCGACCAGGCGCAGCTCAACTCGCTGCTGAAGTCCTGGGACAAGCTGAACGACAAGCTCGACGACGCGAAGAAGAACCTGGCCGACCTCAAGAAGGCCAAGGCCGACTACGCAGCGAGCATCGCGCAGAAGATCATCGACGACGCCAACGTCACGCAGATGGAAGGCGGCTTCACCGGGATCATCGAGCAGCTTACGCAGGCTCGTGATCAGGCCAAGCACTTCGCTGACGTGCTCGGCAAGCTGAAGAAGCTGGGCCTGAACCAGGAGATGTTCGACCAGCTCGCGCAGGCCGGCCCCCAGGCTGGCATGGCTGCGGCTGAGGCGATCCTCGGTGCGGGCCAGGCGGGCGTCGACCAGGTCAACAAGCTCGAAGACCAGATCAAGACCGCGGCCGACAAGGTCGGGGCGACCGCCAGCCAGGTGATGTACGACAACGGCATCCACATGGCTGAGGGACTGGTCAAGGGCCTGGAGTCGCAGGCCGACAAGATCGAGAAGCAGATGCTGAAGATCGCTGACGCGATGGTGAAGGCCATCAAGAAGGCGCTCGGCATCCACTCCCCCTCGCGCGTCGCGAAGAAGCTCGGCTCGTACTTCGGGCAGGGCTTCTCCCTCGGCGTGGCCGGCGAGAAGTCCAACATCGCGCAGGCGGTCGAGGACTCCCTGCTCGTCGGCACGACGTCGAGCGGCACGGCCCGGAACATCGCCTCCGCGGTGGGCTCCGCGCTGGGCGGCAACGACACGACGTCGAGCCCGACCAAGGTTCTCAACTACTACGCGGCACCCGGCTCCTCACTCGGCTCCGAGGAGGATCTGTTCGCCGCCGCCAACCGAGCCAGGATGGGATGGTGAAGTAAGTGCCGAAGCTCCTGCTGGTGAGCGGTGCAGACACGATCGACCTCAACGAGATCGACGAGAAGGGGGTGGGGTTCCAGGCCAAGTCCGGTGTGACTGGCCTGGGCCTGCCCCCTGTGTCGGTCCAGTGGCTGGAAGGCGCCGGGGACGGCGCCGTCTACCGCAACACCCGCGTGCAGACCAGGGACATCGACATCCCCATCGAGATCCTGGCGAGCGGTCGGAGCGACCTCCAGGCGAAGCTCTCCCGGCTGGCCCTTGTGCTGGCCGGGGGGTGCTCCCTGGTCCTGGTCGACGACGACGGCTCGACCTGGTCGACCGAGGTTCACCGCGTCGGGGGTGGCGAGTACACCTACGGCGGCGACACAGTCGGCAAGCGCGAGTTCCAGACGGTCATCACCTTCCGTGCCGGCGACCCCTACTTCACCTCCTCGGTGCAGCAGGTACGCACGATCTCCGGAGCGACGTCGGCCGGCTCCTTCCTGTCCAGCCTGACGACGCTGACCGTGGCGCCCTCGCAGGCGATCGGTTCGATCGACCTCTACAACTCCGGTGACGCTCCGGCGTATCCGGTGTGGGAGGTGCGCGGGCCGGGTGACCACTTCGTGGCGACCTCGCCGACCGGCGAGACGCTGAAGTGGAACGGCACCCTCACGTCCACGCAGAAGCTCATCATCGACACCCGCAAGGGCACGGTGGTGGACGAGACCGGCGCCAACCGGTACGACCTGTTGGACACCGCGCCCCGGTTCTGGACCGTCCGGCCGGGCAACTCCACCGCGACGGCGTCCCTGTTGAACACCACCAGCGCCTCGCAGATCACCTGCTCCTGGTATCCCCGGAAGTGGATGGTGATCTGAGTGCGACTGCAAGACATCACCGTCGAGGTGCGCGACAAGGCACTGACGCGGCGGGGCATCATCCGCCCCGAAGAGCTCCAGCTCGAACTCACCGACAACTTCAACAACGTCGGCTCCTGGAAGTTGACCCTGGCGTCGGAGCATCCGCTGTGTGACACGCTGCGGACGCCCGGCTCCGGGGTCATCGTCACCGGTCCCGACGACGTGCTGATGTCCGGGCCCATGGTGAAGTCGGAGTTCGCTTCGACCCCCGAGGACCCGGACGGCACGGTCTCCTTCGAGGGCGTGTCAGACACCGTGTGCCTGGCGGACGCCCTCGCCTTCCCCGAGCCGTCCAACCCGGACGGCGCCAGTCAGACGCAGGCGCATGACGTCCACTCCGGCAAGGCCGAGACCGTCATGCACGCCTTCGTGAAGTACAACATCGGGCCCCTCGCGCCGGCCGCTCGACGCAAGACGGGGCTCATCATGGGCACGGACGGAGGCCGCGGGCCGGACATCGTCCAGTCCGCTCGCTTCCCCGTGCTCGGCAACCTGCTCACCGACATCGCCCTGCTCGGCAACCTCGGCTTCCGTGTCGTGCAGCGGGGATCGAACCTGGTCTTCGAGACCTACGCGATCACCGACCGCACGGCGTTCGTCCGGCTCGACGTCCGCAACGGGACGCTGTCCGGGCAGCGGGTCGCCATCTCTCCGCCCGGCACGACCCGAGCGATCGTCGCCGGCCAGGGCGAGCAGGAGGACCGACAGTTCCTTCAGGTCGACACCCCCGAGTCCATCGCCGCTGAAGCGGACTGGGGCCGGCGGATCGAGAAGTTCGTCGACCAGCGCAACACGAACGACTGGACCGAGCTCCAGCAGGCCGGCGACGAGGTCATGGCCGACGAGGGCTTCACCGCCATCAACGTCCAGGTCGTACCGATGGAAGACAGCCCCGCCCGCTTCGGCAAGGAGTGGGGCCTCGGGGACAACCTCGTCGTCATCGTGGACGACCAGGAGCTGAAGTCGACCGTGACCGGCTACGTGCTGAAGGTCGACCGGGACGGCTTCAAGCTCGGCGCCCTCCTCGGTGACGCCACCGGCTTCGATGCCGGCGCCGCACTGAGCAAGCGGGTGGCCAACACCGAGACCCGCCTCTCCTCACTGGAGGCCAACACTGCCGCGTCCGCGAGCGTGGCCAACGAACAGATCCTTCACATCATGGGGGTGTGGTAACCGATGGCGAACACGCCCAAGCGACTGTCCAGGGGTAGCACCTCGACGACCCTGACGAGCGTCTACACCGTGCCGACGAGCACGACGACGATCGTGACGAACCTCGTGGTGACCAACTCGGGCACCAGCGCGGCGACGGTCCTCATCCAGCTCGCTGGTCTGTCGATCATCCCGAACACCTCGATCCCCGCGAACGGCATCTTCACCCTCGACATCTCCCAGGTGATGGACGCGGGCGACACGATCAAGGTCCAGGGCAGCACGACGACGTGCGCGTACTTCATCAGCGGAGTGGAGGTGACCGCCTGATGGGCTTCTCCGTGATCCCGGCCCCGGCCATCTCCGGATTCACCGGCCCGCAGGGTCCGGCTGGCACGATCCCGTCCGACCCGGTGTTCACCGGCTCTGTCGCGGTGAACGACACCAGCGGCGACCCGAACATCGACCTCAAGAAGAACGGCTCGCTGCGCTGGAAGTGGCGCTCGGCCGGCACTGAGTCCGGCTCGAACAACGGCTCCGACCTGTGGCTGGAGGCGTTCGACGACACGGGCGCCAAGCTGAACGACGTCCTGTGGGCATCGCGCGTCACGGGCCAGGTCGTGGTCGGCCAGGCCGACAGCTCGCAGGGCGGCGTGAAGCTCAGCGTCAACGGCGCCATCGGCACCCGCGACATCGCGGCCGACCCGGCGACGACGACCATGGGCGCCCAGCTCTACTCGAAGGCCGGCAAGCTGTGGGTGCAGACCGCGTCCGGCGCGGAGAAGTTCCAGGTCGTCGAGTCGCTGCCGAGCAAGGCCAACGCAACGCTCAGCGCGACCTACATGAACATCGACAAGGCGGCCGGCAACTACCGCGCCTACCGCTGGCTGACCGCTGGTGTCAGCCGCTGGGAGGCCCAGGTCGACGACGTCGCCGAGTCCGGCTCGGCTGTAGGCTCCGACTTCCGCCTGTCCGCCCGCAACGACGACGGCTCCTTCAACAAGACCGTCATCCACGCCAAGCGGTCGGACGGCACCATCACCTTCGGCACGACCGTGCACCACGGCACCGCCCAGGTCACCTCCGCTGGCGCGGTCGGCCTGCGGGACATCACCGCGGACCCGGCGGCCACCACGGGCGGCGTGTTCCTGTACTCCAAGAGCGGGCTGCCCTACATCCAGCAGGGGGACGGCACGGTCTTCCAGGTGGGGGCCGGCGGCGTGGCCTCCGTCAACGGCAAGACCGGAGCGGTCAGCCTGGCGGCGTCCGACGTCGGGGCCGTCCCCACTTCGGGCGGCACCGTCTACTCGCTCAGCATGGACGGCGGCGCCGGCACCTACAGGGCCCTGAGCTGGAAGTCCGGCGGTGCGCTGCGGTGGGCCACGCAGGTCAACGACACCGCGGAGTCCGGCTCCCACACCGGCTCGAACTTCGAGCTCACCGCATGGGGTGACGACGGCACCTACAAGGGCACCGCGCTCTTCGCCGAACGGGCCACGGCCCGCGTCGGCATCGGCACCGGCAGCACGCTGGAGCCGGGAGCCACCCTCACGGTCGGCGGCGCAACCAAGATCAACGGCAAGCTGACGATGGTGGGCGACGGGACGAACAACACCGTCGAGTGGAAGAACTCCTCCGGCTCGATCATCGCCCGAGTCGGCGCGAACGGGAACCTCGTGGCCGAGGGCGCGCTGTACGCCAAGGGCGGCGTCCAGGTGGGCTCGACGTCCACCAACTTCGGTGGCGGCGCTGGCGCCATGCTGGGCTTCAACGACGCCTCGACGATCCCGAGCTCGAACCCGACCGCCGGCCTGGTCGCCTACTCGCAGGGCGGCCAGCTCAAGGTGCGCCAGTCGGACGGCACGGTCGTCGCTGTCCAGAACGCGCCGAGCTCGTTCACGCCCGAGTCGCTGGGCGTCCTCGCGTGGGCCGGTGACCCCGGCACGGTTGCGTCGGGCGCCGACTACTCCGGTGTCGGACAGGGCCGCATGACGGCCGTCTACGTCAACCGGTCCATCACGGTCTCGAAGATCGTCTGGCACATGCAGGGCTACGCGGGCGGCCTGCTCACTGGCTCCTGGGCCGGCATCTACGACACGGCCGGCACCCTGAAGGGGGCGACCGGCGACATGAGCACGGCGGCCTACGAGCCCGCCACGCAGTCCGGCGCGGCTGGCGGCTGGTCGTCCTCTCCGCTGACGGCTTCGGTCACCCTGTCGCCCGGCGTCTACTACGTGTGCTGGCGCTTCAACTACACCGCCTCCCCTGTCGACGGACCGGCCCTGACGCGCTGGGACAGTGTCGGCACGACGAACGGCCAGATGGGTTTGGGCACGGCGGTCTGGCGCTTCGCGAAGTTCACCAGCTCGGCCACGTCTGCGCCATCGACCATCACCCCCTCGACCCTGTTCTCGGCCAACGGCATCCAGTTCTGGGTCGCCCTCGCGTAAGGAGGTATGCAAGTGGGCGCATCCCTGTATCCGCCGCCCGTGTCGACGCAGCTCGCCAAGGGCCTGGTCGCGCTCCAGGCGTGCGGGACGAGTGCGTACGTCGGCAACACCGAGACGATGATCTACACACAGCAGTTCACGGCCGAGGCGAACCGCACGTACAAGGTCGTCTTCCGTATGCCCTCCGTGGACACGGACAGCACGGGCGACAACACCAGCGCCACGATCCGGTACGCCAAGCAGACCGGCGTAACGCAGTGCCGGTGGGCGTCCGGGACGTCGGTGTCGACGACGAGCACGAACGCCGGCAGCCTCTACACGACCACGTTCGACGACGACTCGCAGACGTCGACCGGCGCTCAGGCCGAGTGGTACATCCAGAACCCACCCGCAGGCACCGTCACCGTGGGGATCAGCCTGTACGCCATCCGGTCCCCGTCGTCCACATACGGCCAGGTTCGCTACCTGCCCTCCACTGGCTCCCAGCTCGCGATCGAAGACGTCGGTCCCGCGTAACCCCACACAGACCTTGCAGCCCTCGCGTGATCGCGGGGGCTTTCTTCATGCCCCAAGGAGGCCCCCCAAGTGGCGATCACGTCCTACCCCTTCGACTCCCAGTCGATCACCGAGACTGACTACTCCCGCCTGTTCCGCGAGTTCAAGGAGAACGGCGTCGCTGACGGTGTCGGCGGCTCCGCGTTCTCCGCCTACGCGGACGGCACCGGCATGACCGTCAAGGTCAGCCCCGGCTTCGCGATCGTGCGCGGCCACGCCATCTACTCGACGGCGACCGAGGTGCTGACGATCGCGGCGTCCAACACCTCGGCCCGCGTGGACCGCGTGGTGCTCAAGCTGGACCCGGCAGCCAACTCCATCACTCTCGTCGTGAAGACCGGCACGGCCGGCTCGTCGACCCCGCCCGCCCTGACCCAGACCGACACGGGCATCTGGGAGTTCCCGCTGGCCACCGTCTCGGTCGGCGCCAACGTCACCTCGATCGCGGCCAGCGCGGTGCAGGGCGAGCGGAAGTTCCTCGGTAACTCGGTGGGCGGCTGGACCACCAACACCCGCCCCGACTCTCCCCGCGTCGGGCGCCTGGGCTTCAACCAGTCGACCAACACCTGGGAGTTCTGGAACGGCACCGCTTGGGGCCCGCTCTCGCAGGCCGCGGACTGGAACACGCTGACCAACAAGCCGTCCACCTTCGCGCCGAGCACGCACGCGCACGCCTGGGCCGACATCACCGACAAGCCCACGACGTTCCCGCCGGCCGCGCACACCACCGACTGGTCGACCATCGTCAACGAGCCGGCCACGTACCCTCCGTCGTCGCACTCGCACTCGTGGACCTCGATCACCTCCAAGCCGTCCACGTTCCCGCCCAGCTCGCACAGCCACGACTCGTACCTGACGTCCGGCGACACGATCTCCTGGGCCAACGGCTCGAAGAAGCCGTACTCCAACACCGCGACGGACGGCACCTGGTACGCGGTGTGGGTCGAGGGCTCGGGCACGTTCTGCCGGAACACCTCGGCGCGGAAGTTCAAGGAGAACATCCAGGACTTCGAGATCGACCCCGAGACCGTGCTGAAGATGCGGCCGGTCATCTACGACCGCAAGGACAAGGTCGACGAGGAGACCGGCGAGCTGAAGCCGGGCCGCAAGGGCGAGGTCGGCCTGATCGCTGACGAGGTCGACGAGCTCGGCCTGAAGTGGCTGGTGCAGTACATGGACGGCGAGGTCGACGCGCTGCGCTACGACCTGCTCGGCGTCGCCCTGCTCCCCGTGGTCCAGCGTCAGGCCAAGCAGATCGAAGACCTCGAAGGCCGGCTGGCCCGCCTGGAGGCCAAGCTGTCGTGACCGCCCTGGCCCTGGACACCAATGTGCAAGTGGCGCTGGTGACCGCGAGCAGCACGGTGGGTGTCGCCCTGGTGGGCGTGCTCGTCGAGCTGCTGAGGCGCCAGAACAACGCGCTCACTGAAGTACGCGAGAACGTGCAAGTGGCGCGCGACCACGTCGCGAACACGCACACCACGAACCTGCGCGACGACATCGACTCCCTGATGTACCGGCTCGACCGCGTCATGGACTCGCAGGAGTCGCACAGCCGCGAGCTGGCCGCGCTGCGCCAGGACATCACCCACGAACGCCGCGAGCGCCTTGCCGTTGCCGAACGGCTCGACGACCACATGGCCGCGAACGCGGCCTGACAGAGAAGGAGACACCCCGCGTGACCGACCACATCTACCCCAAGGCCAACGCCACCGTGCAGTGGTTCGGCAAGGCGTACCCCGGCGACGCCATGCCGCACCCGAACGTGATCGTCCTGCACACCACCGAGGGCAACTCGTTCCCCTCGTATGGGGGTGGCGGGATGGCCCCGACCTTCACCATCAAGGGCGGCGAGGTGCACCAGCACTTCTACGCCAACCACTCCGCCCGCGCCCTGATGAACAAGGCCGGCGGCGTCGAGACCAACACCCTGAACGCCGTGCAGATCGAGCTCGTCGGCACCTGCTCCAAGGGCGGGCCGGGCCTGTACTGGCCGGACGCCTCGGACGCCGACCTCGCGGCCCTGGTCGACCTGGTCGACTGGCTGACCGACACCTACCCGATCCCGCTGGTCTCCACCTCCAAGCCGTGGCTGAGCTACCCCAGCTCCTACGGCTCGAAGAACGGCCAGCGCATGAGCTTCGATGAGTGGGAGGGATTCTCCGGGCTCTGCGGTCATCAGCACGTCCCCGAGAATGACCACGGCGACCCCGGCAACTTCCCGATCAAGCGGCTGATCGAGCTGGTCAAGGCGAAGAAGGGCAAGAGCCAGCCGGCCCCGTCCAAGCCCGCCCCGAAGCCGGCGCCCAAGCCGGCCTCGAAGATCCAGGCCCTGGACCCGCACGTCAAGCCCGGCGCCCGGCACGCGCAGGTGAAGGATCTCCAGCACTTCCTGGTCAAGGCCGGCTACGGCCCGATCCCCGGCGCGTACTCCACCTACTACGGCCCGGAGACCCAGAAGGCGGTCGCCCGGTTCCACAACAAGAACCCGCACCTGAAGTCGGCCGGCAAGTCCTACGACCCGGTCATCGGCAAGTCCGGCTTCAAGGAGCTCCAGAAGGAGGCCGGTATCAAGTGAGCCCCAAGCATGCACGGGTGAGCGGTAAGGGCCTGGGCCTGGTGGTCCGGGCCCTGCCCACGAAGTACAAGAGCAAGACCGGACTGGTCGCAGCCGTGCTCGGCCTGGTCCTGTCCGTCGCCGTCTACTTCCAGACCGACTACCCGCAGATCGCCCTCGCGATCCAGGCGCTGACCGCGTTCGGGTTCGTCGAGCAGACCGAGGAATGAGAGAAGCCCCCGCCGGCCCAGTGCTGGCGGGGGCTCTCTCGTCGTCTCAGCCCTGCTTCTGGGCTTCGATCTCCTCCAGGCTCACGATCTTCGGGCGCCGCCTGGAGGGCGTCGCCTTCTTGGCGGGCTCCGCCTTCTTCGCGGTGCGCCTCTTCGGTACCTCGGGGGCCGGCTCGCGCTGCTCGACGATCCGGTGGGCGTGCTCGTCCTCGTCGGGCGCGTACTCGTCAGCCTCTTCCAGCCACTCCTCGAACGGCTCAGCGTGCTCGGCGCACAGATCCTTGGAGATGCTGCGGCCATCGCTCGCCGTGATGGTGTACGTCTTCGCCGGGAACTTCTTGTCGATGTCGCAGGCGGTGACTTCGAGCTTCACTGTGCTGCCCCCTGGGTGTGCATCTTGGTGTGACCTCCAAGATACCGTGTGTAAGTTGACTTCCACGCGCGTAGTGTGGAAGTGTTACTGACGCTCAAGATCATTGAGGACAGGAGGCTCATGGCCAAGCGCAAGATCCAGGATGAACAGGAGGTCATCCGCTGGTTCGAGGAGGGCAAGACGTACCAGTGGATGATCGACGAGTACAAACGCAAATACAACATCGACACGGTCGCCTCGATGTGGGGGAACTTCCGGCGTCGCCGCGGCCTCGATCGTCGCATCGTGCGGGATGACGAGCTGATCCCATGGTTCGTCAAGGAGGAGCACCGCTGGGCCTACCCCCTCGCGATGCTGCGGGCCGAGGCTCGGCGCCGGGCCGGCAAGGAGCTGACCGAGACAGATCAGTCACGGCTGGCGTCCTGGCACGAGATGCTGAAGGAGACCGATGCGGTCGTCCACTACGACCCGGACACGGAGGAGGGCTTCTTCTACGTGCCCCGGCAGCCGGGTGACGACGATCTCATCCACCGCCCCAAGCAGAAGACCACCCCGCGTCCGAACGCGGACAAGTAGGACAGTACGTAGCAAGTGAGGGACCCCCGCACGGGCATTGCGGGGGTCTCTCACTGTCTGGAGCTTACGTCCGTTTTGGTGAAGTTTCAAATGGTGGCCTTTACACTCGGAAAAAAACATGGGCCAGGCATGCAACCTTCCCAGGGCTTCCGGAGTCGTAGGTTCCAGTCATGAAGATTTTGTGATCACGAGCTTGACAGATCGTTTACGTCTCAAGCAGGATGGATCACAACAGCGACACTTACACATGAGGAGGCTGGGTAGATGGAAAACTGCTTGGGGCCGGACGGCTGGCAAGGCAGGGGTGAGTACGCCTCTCCCGATGGGCTGGTCTCCCTGAGCGTCGACTACGACGACGAGGACTTCCACATCGACGCGAGGCCCGGCTACCCGGCTTCAAGCATGAGAAACGTCCTGGAGCAGGCCAAGGCGCGCGGCCTGGAAGTGATGGACGAGGACGAGTGCGAGCCCGAGATCCTGGAGGACGGCACCGTCCGCCTCTACCTCGCCGTCGCCGCGCAGCCGGCCGTCCTGGAGCCGATCGCCCTGGAGGTCCAGGAGAAGAGGCGCGCGCGGGCCGCCAGGCGCTCGACGTACGCCTTCGCGCTCGCTGCCTCTGTGGCTGTGGCCCTGCTCATGCCGAGCCCGCTGCACCACAAGTACCCCGAAGCCGTGACCCACGTCTTCGACTACGAGGAGGCCGACGCCTCTGACCCCATTCCCATGTCGTCGAACGAAGGAGAACTGAGTGGCCCTGATTCTCAAGGACATCCCGCAAGCCAAGCCCCTGCACCCCAACCTGTCGGTTCCACGGGATGGGTGGGGACGACCTCTCGTCGTTCCGCCTACCGGGGGGAAACCGCAGGGACACACCCGGACTACGACCTTCATCGACTGCATCGAGGACAAGTCGAACCTGATCGACTGGGGCAAGCGCATGGTGCTGGTGGGAGCAGCCCGACGCCCGGACCTGGTAAAGCAAGCCCGTCACCTGAACCCGGAGGACAAGCAGGACAAGGCGTCGTTGGACTCCTTGGCGGAACAGTTGACGGAATCCTCGGGCGCCAATGACAAGAGCCGGCGAGGTACATACCTGCACGACCTGACCGAGTACGTCGACCGCGGCGAGCCCCTGCCCAAGACCATCTCGGACCAGGATCTCGACGACATGGCCGCGTACATGATGGAGACCGCGGCGCTGAAGGTCATCGCTGTCGAGCAGTTCGTCATCGTGCCCGAGCTCAAGGTCGGCGGCACGTTCGACCGCCTGTCGTACTACGAGGGGCCGGGCCCGGACGGCAAGCCGATCGCCGGCAACTTCATCACGGACACCAAGACCG